CCGGTGGACAAGGAAGGGGCGCCACTGGTGGCGCAGGCTGAAGGCGGAAGGCTGAAGGCTGAAGGTGGGAAAGAAGGATCGCGGCTGGAAGCCGCTCCCACAGAAAAGAGGCCTGCGGCCGCGCCGGATCCGGCGGCGGTTGAGCAGCGCCGGACGCAGATCAAGAGTTACATCGACGGCAAGGCGCGTTCGGCCGGGATCGACCCGGAGGCGGACGAGCTTTGGGCGGGAGTAGCGCTGACCACGCCTGCCCAGGATGCAGAAGGCAAAGTGATTCCGCTCGATCAGCAGATCGAGTGGACCATCAACCGATACAACGAACGCAAGGCGGCGATCATGGCCCGCGCCCGGCAGGAGGGGAACCTTCCGCTTGGCGAGGGCGGGCATGTGCCGCGTCAACCAGGTGGTGCAGGCGGTAAATCACCGTCCGGACCGATCAGCCTGGGGGATGCGGTGGCCCGCGCCAATGAACGCCGCCGGCTTTGACAACCGCCGGCCACGATAAAACTGCGCCGGCGTCGATCTAAAGGAGGATCGAACAAATGGCAAACACCATGACCTGGACCTACGACGCTGAAACCGGTGTCTACAAGAATCACGCCTTGAGCGGGGAACTGCTCGAGAACGCGGCGCAGAAGATGGTCTTCGTCCCGTTCACGGACAAGATCAATTCATTCGGCAAGAAGATGGGTGAATCCATTACCCTGGTGCACTACAACGAGCTTACCGACCCGACCTCTTCAGTGCTGGAAGAGGATACCCGGATCCCGATCGACAAGCTGACCATGGACTCGCGCGCGATCACCGTGCAGGAGTGGGGGCGCGGTGTGGAGTTCACCAGCTTCATGCAGGACCTCTCCAAGTTCGACCCGGCGAACGCCGCTCAGAAGGCGCTGACGCGCCAGATGGAGCGCGCCATGGACAAGGCGGCTGCCGCGGCTTTCAAGGCGGCCAAGATCTGCTTCATCCCGACCTCTCTGACCGGCGGCGTGTGGGACACCGACGGCACGGCCTCGACCCAGGCCACCGTCAATATCAACGCCGACCACCTGGGGGTTATCCGGGACTACATGGCGAACACGATCCACGCGCCATTCTACGACGGCGGGAACTATGTCGGGATCTTCGCCACCAAGGGCCTGCGAGGGATCAAGCAGGACCGGCGCTTTGAAGCCTGGAATATGTACCTGCGCAAGGGCGAGCTCATTTTCAGGAGCGAGTGCGGCCGGTGCGAATCCATCCGCCTGGTCGAGAGCGTGCAATCCGGGTCGCTGACGGACGGGGTGGGCTCCGGCAGTGTGCTCGGCGAGGGTGTTGTCTTCGGCGAAGAGGCGGTTTCCCGCGCCGAGGTCGAATACCCGCACCTGCGCGCCAACCCGAATTTCCAGGGCGATTTCGGGCGCAAGAAAGCGGTTGCCTGGTACGGGATCGTAGCCTTCGCAACGACCTGGGACACGGCGAACGACTACCAGGCGAAGATTGTGCGGGTGACGTCGAGTTAAGAGATAGGCCGAAGGCTGAAGGCTGAAGGCTGAAGGTAAAAACACATAACCGGTGGCGGGTTTTGAGACGCCACCGCTAAACGATGAAGGAGAACCAACATGCTTGAGAATTACATCATCCCTCTGCCGGTCGTGAAGATGATCGACTACGACGACATTCAAGGGATCGACCTGGACCAAGCCGCGGGCGACATGGCCCGGATCATTGTACCCTTTAACTGCGTGGTGGTGCGGGCCGGTCTCAGCATCATTGAGACCTGCGGCGGGAGCACGCCCGGAGTTGTTAAATTCGATCTCCGGCCGACGGCCGGATCCGACGCCTCTCGCGGGAACGGCGACATCGCCGAGTTTGCCATGGCCGCCACCGCCGCCGGAAAGCTCATGTACGACGAGGTGGCCAAGGGGACGATCCTTCTGGCAGGCTCCGAGGTTATCGTTGAGATCACGACCCGCCCCACCAGCGGTAGCCCGGCCGGTCACTTCGAGCCGATCCTGCTGGTGTCGCCCAAGAGCGAGACCCTGGCGAACATGAGCAACATGGTGGTAACGGCGTAGGAGGGCTGAAGGCTGAAGGCTGAAGGCTAAAGGCTAAAACAAACCAACACCCGGCGGCTATGCCGCCGGGTAGCCACAACGCAAAGGAGATTTGGCCATGACCGCATTGGCTTCAACCGATGTTACTGTCACCGTCTCGGTGCGCAACCGCGACATTATGCCCGGGGCACCGAAGCTTGCGCAGATCGCTTCGATTGTCTTCGGGAACGGATCGCTCACCTACCCCACGGGCGGGATCCCGCTGCCGGCGATGGGGGTGTTCGGGTTCAAGAAACTGATCGAGTTCGGTGCGATCGAGCAGCCCGTCAACGGGTTTCTCTACAAGTTCGACCGCGCAAACCACAAGATGCTGATCTATGCGCAAGGCGTCAGGACCGGATCGACCACCGCCGCTGATTCGTCCTCCGGCGCCCTGGCCGAAAACTCGCTGGACGCCGAGACTGTCGTGCGCATGATGGGCACCGCGGTCGATGTCACTTACGACCTTGGGCCGCTGAAAGAGGTGCCGGCGACTTTCACGCCCGCCGCGACCACGCTGCTCATGCTGATGTTGGGGGAGTAGTAAAAAAGGCTGAAGGCTGAAGGCTGAAGGTAGGGAAAAAAAATAAAAAAAAGAAAGGTGGGTTTTATGCCGCAGATTCTACAGGTTGAGATTGTTGATGCTTCGGGGGTCAAGGCTACAAAGACAATCAACGTGCTGCGCAGTTGGCAGGACGGTGGTGGAGCGCACCTGTTTCTGTTTGGGAACGGGTCTTACGGTTACAAGAATGGGGAGCCGGTACGCGCCGCCGACGAGTTCAACGTGATTACGAGCTCGGTGCAGCACCGGGCCGCACTTGCCTGGTGGAAGCGCGCGGGCGAGGAGCTTTCGCTGCGCTACTACGAGGCCAAGACCGGGCGCGAGGAGGCCATGCTGGGGGATTTCCAGACTCCCGTAGAGGCCGACAACTCCATGCTCGACGGGGTGCTCTACTCGCGTTCCCCGCAGGGCAAGCCGGAAGCCAAGCCGGAAGGTCCGTTTTCGTGGATGGATCTCTTTAACAAGCGCCCGGATTGGTGGGGTCAGGCGCTTTCGATCGCGTTCGGGGATTTCGTCTATCAGCGGGCCGAGGCGAGCGAGCAGGGGACGCCGGCGATGGAGGTTAAGGCTGAAGGCGGAAGGCTGAAGGCTGAAGGTGGGAAGAAAAAGTAGGGATAGGCCGAAGGCGGAAGGCTGAAGGCTGAAGTAAAGAAAAACTACAAGGAGAAGATGGTCATGGCCGACACTACGATTACCATCGGGAGCGGTCCGGCGGCGCAGGAGATACATCCGCCCAGCGTTTATTTGAGCTTCCCGGAGAAGGGCGAGGTGCAGCCGGTGGGTTTTGGTGGGCTTGAGCTGAAGTCGGCTGTGACTGTTGTGCTCACCGGTAAGGTCAAAGAGGTCGGCTCGTCCTCCGGCGAGTATGGCTGTAAGACGTTTTCGCTTGAGATCGAGAGCTGCCGGATCGATGGGCCGGACCGGTCGTACAAGGAACAGCAGCGGAGCCTGGGAGAAGCGGTTGATAATACCCGCAAGTACGTCGAGACCGATGCTTCCGAGCTCGGTCCCGACATTATGTAGGAGGGTTAAGGAAATGCCTAAAGTGCCTAAAATGACTAAAGTGCCTAAAATTATTGCGGCGGCACTGGTGGCGTTTCTGCTGCTGGTGTCGTCTCCTGCGTTTGCCACTTGGACGATTACGGAGACGCTTGATAAGTACACGCCGGAATATCTGAAGATCCACAAAGGGGCTTTTCGGATCAAGCTTGCGTGCACGTCGGATGCGAGTTCCACAACTTACACCATCACCAACCCGGACACCCGCGGCGCCTATTTTTACATGCTCGAGACGATCCCGGACGGGTCGCTTGCGCCGGATGGGACCTATAGCGTTACGGTAACGAACGACCTTTCGACGACCGTGCTTACCGCGGCCGGCAGGTCCACGACCGCGAAAGAGATCGCCATGGCGAGTACGACGCTCGGCGGCTATCCGATCATGTTCGGAACAACGGTCACGATCACGACACTTGGGAACACTAAGAAGACGGCGATTTATCTTTATTTCGATAAATAAAGGCCGAAGGCTGAAGGCTGAAGGCTGAAGCTAAAAGGATAAAGCCATGAAAAAACTTTTTTCGGCGCTTGCCGTATTACTGATTGCTTCCGTTGCTTTGGCCGTGCCGCCTTCTCCGCCGCCGCCTGTGACGGGGTTGCTCAACTACACGGTGGCGACACTGCCGTCGGCCGTCGGGACCCCGAACTTGATCGTGGTGGTTACGGACGGAAACGCCACGAACGATTGCTCGACCGGCACCGGGACGACGCGGGTGGTCTGTATTTCAAACGGAAGCGCGTGGACGAGCCCGGTCGGTAGCGGTTTGACAGAGGTGCAGGACGAGGCGTTTAGCGCGGCGAACTTCAACGGGGATGCGACGCACGCTGTCAGCCAAAACAATTTCTACGACTACGTGCACATTGCCGACACCGATGACGACGGGCTCCCGAACAAAGTGGACCTTTCGGTTGCCGGTGTGGTGTTGACGGACGCCTCGGGCGTTTTGAGCTCAACGGCGACCCTTGCCATGGCGCGCGGTGGTCTTAACGCGGATGTTTCGGCCTATGCCGGGCTGGTTAAGATCAGCGGTGGGGTTGCCAGTGCGGTAACGGTGACATCGTTTATCGAGGGGCTTCTCGACGACGCCAACGACACCACGGCAAGGGCGACCCTCGGCCTTGCGATCGGGACCAACGTGCAGGCGTATGACGCGGAACTTGCGGCTATCGCCGGGCTTACATCGGCTGCCGATCGGCTGCCGTACTTTACGGGGTCTGGAACGGCGTCGCTTGCGACGTTTACGCCCTACGGGCGATCGCTGATGGATGATGCCGACGCGGCGACAGCACAGACGACCCTCGGGCTTGTGATCGGGGTCAACGTGCAGGCGTGGGACGCGGACCTGGATGACCTGGCGGACGGGTCGCTTACCGCAACCAAGATCGGGATCAACGCGGCAACCGAGATAACCAGCCGGGCCTCGGTAGATGAGCTGCTTGTTTATAATGTAGGCGCCGGCGCCAACCGCAAGATCACGGTCGGAAACTTTATCTCGGGGCTTGGCGGCGGGGCCTCTTCGATCATTCTGGACCTGCTGGACGACGGCAGTAACGAGAGCGCGGGTATATCCGAGATCGCGGTGACGAACGATACCAACTCGATTTTCACGGAGCCGACGGCCGACAAGCTTTTGATCGACGTTTCAAAGCGATGGCCAACGGCGGACGTGGCGGTGCAGGCGCAGACGGGGGACTCGGCTACATCATTTTTCAGCTCGGGTACGATCGAGCACGAACGCGGCGGTCTTGAGGCCAATGTTTCGGCCTACGACGGGCTGGTAAAGATCAGCGCGGGGGCGACGAGCGCAGTTACGATTACATCTTTTGGAACGACATTTGTTGCGCTGGCGGATGCGTCGGCTGCGCGCACCAACCTGGGGCTTGCGATCGGGACCAACGTGCAGGCGTACAATGCGGACCTGGCGGACCTGGCCGATGGTAGCCTTACCGGATCGAAGGTGGGTACTGGTATCTCGGCCACGAACGTCACGACCGGGACGCTGCCGGACGGGCAGCTTTCGAGCAACGTGCCGCTCAAGAACGGGGCGAATACCTTCACGGGCAACAATATTTTTGGAGACGGGGACACCGACACGCTGACGCTGCGGGCGCTGCTTGCGGGCGGCAACTCGCGGGCGGTGCAGGTCACTGACACCATTGCCAGCCCGACCTATGCCACGGGGACAACCGATCTCTACGTCAAGCGATACATCGAGGCCGGCGGTGGTATCTATGCCCCGTTTATTCAGATCATAAACACCGGAGGCGAGAGCTATATCGACCTGCTTTCAAATGCGTCGAGCCCCACCGGGGCCGGGACGAACGCGGTGTTTTTCATCACCAACACGGCCTATGTGCGGGAGTCGGGGACGGACAAGATCGTGGTTACGGCCGATAAGTCGGTGACGTGGACCGGTGGGACGCACTCATTCGCGGGGGTTACGAACCTGCTTCTGCCCACGGCGGATGCAGATGCGGCCGGAGAGATTTCGATCAACCGCACCAATAATCAGCTTGTCTATCACGACGGGGCGGCTGTCATAAAGATCGACACCACGGGGATCGCCGACAACAAGATCCTGAAATGGTCGGCGGCAAACAGCGCCTTTCAGGTGGCGGACGACGACACGGCCGGGGCCCCGATTCTTTCGACCATTGGAAACCCTACGGCAGATACGACTTTTACATTCCCCGCCGGCAATGAAATAAACTTTGTCTTCTCAGGCAACTTCACGACCGGAAGCCAGTTTTTAGTGCAGCAGGTGACGGGAGCGCCATCCGGCGGGACGCTCTTTGAAGTGCGCGGGGTCGACTCCGACATTACGCTGGTAAAACTTGGTGACGGGACCAACGGGGTGCAGGTCTCATACACCGGGGCCTTGACGGCGACCGGATCCGGGTCGATTACGGCCACGGCGCTATCAGGGGCGGTCACGGGCGCGACATCTGTTGCGGTGACGACTTATATAGCGGTCGGTGCGGATCCGGCGGATGCCGGGGCTATCAGGCTTTCCAATGCAGGATACATCTATTCCGAGGCATCGCCTGCAGGGACAGATGTTTCTGTGATCGGGGTTGATTCATCCGAGGTTGTGCAGATCGCGGCCTCGGGAGCCTCCGGGGTAAACGTGGGGGCGAAACTGACTACGCTTGCAACTGCCACCGGTACGGCAGGGTTCAACCTTCCCGCGGGAACCGCGCCATCAGTACCTGCGGACGGGGACGTGTGGACGACAACCGCGGGTATGTATGTGCGAATCAATGGCGGGACGGTGGGGCCGCTTACGGCAAGCGGAACCATGGTCTATCCAGGCGCCGGTATTCCAAACTCTTCCGGTTCGGCCTGGGGTACTTCCTACACGCTTGACACCGATCTGGCCTCTGTCAGTGGAAGCGACGACTCTATTCCGAGTGCCAAGGCGACAAAGGCGTATGTAGATTCGGGAACATCTTCATTTACCAACAAGACATTAGACGCCAACGCAACCGGTAACGTGCTGAAACAGTATAGCTATATCCAGCTTACCGGGCAAGGCTTTAAGTTGCGCGGAGCCGGGGTAACGGCCCCGAGCACCACGCAGACCGATTTCAACTACGGGCTGCCGAAATTCAGCAATTCGACGGATGAGGCTACTAACTGGATCGACTTTGTTATTCAGGTGCCGCCGGACATCGACACGGCCGTTGATCTGACGGCGACCCTTCAATTCTTGCTGGGAGGGGCCGACACTGCAGATCATGATTATGTGGTGTCAATGATCAGCATTGCCGCCTCTGCCGCGGCTGACGGGACACCTTCCAACGCCGTTAATTTGGCATACACAGCCGATGGATCAGGGGCCAATGGTGACTATGAGACAACCACCGAGACGACCCTGACCGACTGGAAATCGAACGTGACGGCGGGAAGACTATGGAAAATCAGGCTCGCGCGCGATGGTGATGACGGTACGAACGACGCGAGCACCGTGGATAGCTACCCGCTGGTTTTGATAATAAAGTACGGATCTACGAATTAATGGTGGCGCACATGAAACTCATAAAAATACTGACAGCGTTTATCGCTTTAGCATTTCTCCAGATCGCAGCCGCGCAATGGCTCAATGTGCCTCCGCCTGCCGAGGCCCGTAACCTCATGGTGTTTACGGCAGGGGTGCCGGTGGTGGGGGGATGTTCTGCATCCTATTTTTCGGACAATTTCGATAGGGCAAATAGTGCTACTGTCGGTGGAACATGGACCTCCGAAACAGACACGGGATCTTTGCTTTCGATTGATACAAACAAAATGTTGCTTACGCACTCAGCAGCAACCAATGCTATTATGAATAAAAATTTAGGAACTACCTATACTGAACTATGGGTACAGTTCAAGATAACCTTTAATGTTGTAACGGGTCTTGGTGCTTGGACCGATTTATATGTGATTGATATACAGGATTCTGGCGGTCCTTCTGCTATGGCATATTTGGCGATAAACAACAATAGTTCCGGCAACGTCTATCAAGCGACATTGTGGTACAAAGACGATGCAGGGACATCCCAGGATCTTGCATTTGCATGGGTGCCGTCTATTAATACGGAGTACACACTAAAGTTTTACTTCAAGGTGTCAGCCACGACATCAAGCAACGATGGAATTGTAAAAATGTGGATAGACGGGGCTAATAAAATAGATCAATCCGCACTTGATTTCAGTTATTCAAGTAAGGATTTTAGATATGTTCAACTTGGGAACCTCGGTTCCAACTTGACTTCAACAACCCTTACGGTGAAATTTGATGACTTCAACGTGAGAGGTGACGATTGTTTCTGAGAACTGCACTAACAATATGTCTGGTGTTGGCAGCCTCTATTTCATGGGCCGAGGATATTTATCTTGCTCAAACAGCAGCGGGCGCGGCAAACGGGTCAAGCTGTTCAAATGCACGTGCTTATACCTATTTCAATTCGTCTGGTAACTGGGGCACTTCTGCGGGTCAAATAAACGCAGGCGATACCGTACATCTTTGCGGCACGATAACCGTATCTGCCGGGTCATCCGCGCTCACATTCCAAGGGAATGGTTCATCAGGAAATCCAATTACGGTTAAATTCGAAACTGGAGCATCTATTCAGTCTCAACAGTTTGGCTCAAGGGGAGCTATAGATTTAGGTACTACCCCATCATTTATAATCATAGACGGCGGCACAGACTGTGGGTTAATAAATGGAGTTGAAGTTGCTTGCAACGGCTTGATACAAAATACGGCAAACGGACTGCCTACGGCAACTTGTGTTGACGGCCCCTGCTCTATTAATCAAAATTCAAATGGAATTTTATCAGGTGAGGGGACCGCGCATGATATTGAAATAAAGAATCTGTCTATTAGAAATATTTATCAACGAAATGCTTCTACAAGTAATGGCGGTACTGGTTCTCTGCCTATAAATTTTTGGCACGGCGCGTTTTACAATATCAGCGTTCACAATAATAGGTTATCTGACGGTTATCAAGGTGTTGCTCTTAATTTCGGCACTACCAGTGATGCTACGATGTCGAATTGGCAAATATATAATAATAGAATTGACGAGGTTTGTTGG